ACAAGGTCAGCAATATCTGCTGGAGTTACATGAATATAGTTTCCACTTGCAGAATCAAACATCAATACTGTGTTGTTAGCCCTGGCAGTGCTATCTACATCTGTGCCTGATGCAATAGAAAATGCACCAGCTTTGTTTGATGCTACTACCTTAACACCTTGTCTTTGACCTACTCTAACTCTAATGTTTGCCATTAACGAGTTGCTCCTTGACTTACGATTACCATTCCTTCAACAACACGATCTCTAGTGCCAGAATCATCAGTCAATAAAACATCATATACGTATCTTCCTGGTTTAAGTGATGCTGTTTGTGTTGTTGACAATCCAATAGTTATCACACCACCAGCAGCCGATGCTATAGTACTGGTAAAAGTTGTAACGCCAGTAGTACTTCCTGGATGTTTTCTCATTTCAGACTTAATTGTATAGTCAGTCAAATCCAAAACGGAATTTGTGTTTATATTCTCCAAAGTAAAACTTTGGTTGAAAGATGTTCCAGTATTAATAACAATATTACTAACGTAAACTGCCATGGTATAAGTTGGTCTTTAGAAGTATTTATGTCAAACCAGAATCGAGACGACCAAAGCTACTAACAACTTCTTGCTGTTTCAAGTAAAGTTTGCAATAAGATTTTGCACAGTCTCTTAACTCATCAACATTTAATTCATCAATAAGTCTGGAATGTTTTTCATATTCAAACATTCTAGTCATTGTTTCTAGTTGAATCGTGTTTGGGTCCATTGATGATCTCCATAAGTAGGGACTTGATTTCACTAATATCGTTTTTTAGACCTTCTATCTCTTCTCTCTGTTTTTTCCTTTCAGACCTCATTCTAACGTATTCATTATACTGATGTGTATCAGTATTGACAATAGCACCTGAATCCTCACGAAACAGGTGCTTGTGACCTTCAACTCTCATCATGCCAGTGCAATCACCCTCAAATCTTTGAATTTAGGAGCGTATGCTTCATTGGTGCCACTTGCAACAATCTTGATTCTGAAACCAGTAAATTGCTCAAGGTCATCAATGCTAAACTGATATTCTGAGAATTCACCATCTTTATTTGGAGAAACAAAAGCATCAGCTCTACCACTATTCTTGGTAACATCTATGATTGTATCGCCATAACCATCATCATCAGTATCGCGCAGATTATCATAACCAGGGAATAATTCAAATGCTTGCTCAACACCTGTAGAATCTACTCTAAAGAGTTGATAAAGTACTCTGAAGTCTGCTGAAGAATGTCTATATGCAGAGAGCAATACCTTGAGAGATGTTGCTGGTTGCTGAAGAGAAACTTCTCTAGAAACATAAACCGCAGCATGTGGGTCACCTTCAACAAGATTTACCTTACCATCAGTTGCATAGTTGTCAATTGGTGAGTTGACTCTATTTCTACCATAAACTATAGTAGCATTTTGAGTATCAATAACTGGTGAAAGATTAGGATCTGAAGAACTCAGATTAACACCAATCGTGAATGATTTATTCTTAGGAAGGTCTGTAAGTCTTGTGGTTTCATTTCTCTCTGAAGCAACAATTCTTGTAGAAGTCAATTCATTTTGACTATTGATTTCTACAGATTCATAACCTTGATCGATGAATGAAACTTCAGACCCACCAGCACTTGTGCCAGAAACTGACCTGATTTGTGCAGATATTGTAGTGGTTTCTCCAGGAGTAATGACGTTAAACTGTGGGAGCACTGTATTGTATTGAATGTTTCTAGAACCAGAAGCATTCTTACCACCAACAGAGTTTTCATTAGTGAAACTCAGTTGAGTATCACCAGATGCTCTCGACCCACGACCAACTTGAATATAATACTTATCAAGGTCTGCAGATGCTTTGAGTGTTGCATCTGTTGGGAGATTGTGATTGGTATTAATTCTTGTCAGAGAAACACCATTTAACTCATAAGGATAAACCTTATCGTTGATAAGATGAGCTCTAGTGAGTGAATTGTCGATACCTCTGGTGCCAATACCCAATGTGCCAGCACCACCACTACCAGCAGTAATGCCATCATAGAAGATAATTTCGTTATTGACTTTCAGATATCCACTAGATGTAGAGATACCTTCAAATGTTGCAAACAATGAGGTATTTGCAACTGAGATTGTAGTATCATTAATACCCAGAGCAGCATTCAATGTTGTTGGAATAGTGTTGGGCTCAATATTTGCAAGCGTGATGACATTATTGTCAGCGTGCATACCATGATTAAACTGATTAACTTCAATAACTCTACCATCATATAGGGAGCTAATTGCCGAAGATGATGTAATATCGGTATTTGCAAATGATACGGCAGTTGACCCATCATAAACAACCAAGTCTTGTCCTGATGTTAACTCTTCACCTTGGACGTTGGTTAGATATAAAGTATCAAATCCATTCAGAGACGCTACTGAAATTTGAGCACCACTTCCCTTGACAACGTTGCTGGTAGTAATGCCAAGGATATCGCCAGCAACATATCCATTACCAGCAGTTGTTACTGTTGGAGTGCCGGACAATTGACCGCCAGAGAATGTTACTGTTGCTTGAGCACCACTACCGTTACCAGTTATTGCAAAAAGTGGGACATTAGTGAAAGTGCCATCGCTATATCCTGCACCAACAATAGAGTTTGTTACAGTATTGAGTCTACCACCAACTTGCTCAATGTATCCATGAGGACCAGTGGCAGAAGTCGTATCACTAACTTTTCTGCCAACAACAAGAGTTGAATTCAGAGTAGTGGTAGTTGTAATACCAACCTTCAGTTTTCTTGGTAGAGTTCTGATTGAATCACTTTCAAGTCTTGAAGATGCATCATTCGTATCAAGAGTTGGGTTATAGAAGTATGCAGTTCCAGAAGTGCTTGTGAAGTTTGCCTTGTAAAGCTTAAACTTCAGGTCTTCAAACTGGTTAGGTGTCCAAATGGTGCCGTTTTGAGACTTAAACAGACTTCCGCCAATATACTGCTTGGTAACAATAACACTTTCAGCATCTGGAAGTGTAGTTGTATTTACAGTCTTTTCACCCATTCTTGCAATCCAAGTTTCATAGTTATTGGATGCCGGTGAAAGAATTACCATTGCATACTCAGTATCTGGTTGCAGATAAACTGGTGATGGGAAAGTAACTCTAGTTGCTACAGATCCATCTGTAGATGTATTAACTTGAGATGGAGCAAGTGTTACTCTTGCATAATCTTCTACCAACTGACTGGTTGGTGTGCCCAACTCAACAGTTCTTATTTCGACCGTTACCTTTTCATTTTCATCTTTGCTTGCAAAGAATAGGTCAGCACCTGTTAAGAATGCTCCAGTCTCATCGACAGTAAATGTCTGTGCAAGAGGGTCTTTACCGCCTCCGCGTCCACCTCCTCCTTGTGGTGGCGGTGGTGGTGGGGGAGGTCTTCTTACTATGACTCTAGTCTGTCTGTAAGTATCAACGATACCACTGGTTGTATAAGTTGTTTCACCACTACTAATCAGAAGACTTCCAGGAAGTGGAGTTGCATTCGTTGAGCTTGAAGTCAACTTGAATGTCTTAGTACCAGTTGTAAATCTGAGTGGTGGTAATGGAGATGCAAGAGGATTTCTGAAGAAGATTGCACCACCTACATCACCAAAGGTATCAGAAATAACTCTGATATTCGATACAGATGCTTGAGCACCACTGGTTTGACCAAGTAAGACCATACCAGTTGTGATGTATCCGTTATATCTACCAGCAACTTCATCTGAAAGTGCTTCAGTATCAATATTCAATACTGTAGAAGATGCAGAATAAGTAGTTGGAAGTGTTAATGACTTATTGTATGGATTCAGTGAGAATGTTGTTGTTGGACTATTGTATGTGCCAGTCTTATGGTTTGGTTGGACAACTCTTGCACTAAACAGTCTGGTGCCGCCAATAAAACCTTGGACGGTCTCACCTGCTTGGAATACACCAGATGTCATTGAGATTTCAATGAGTTTTGGAATGATATCAATTCCACTGGTGCCATCGAAGAATGGATAGTATCTGGTGAGTGGTTTGAGACCACCAGCAACAAATGCTACGTTTCTTGAGCGAATGTGAGTATCTGGGACACTAGAAATCTTAACTGTCTCGATATAAGACCCATTAAAATCGCCAGTGATTGTTCTTTCACCACCATTAACGTAAATGTTTCTTACCCAGTTATCTGATGCTGGAGAGAGACTGATTCTTCCAATAAACTCAATCATGTTGAATGGATTGACATTCTCAACTCTGGATGCCAGAGGTTGCTCAATCCATGATTTCTCAGAATACTTGAGTGTGATTAAATCACCAGTCTTTTGGACATCAGAATCTAAAAGACTTAAGTTAGAACTAAAGTCAGCAGTCTCAGTATTAATAGATGGGTCTAATGCAATTTCTGGTTTGATTGAGTAGAAATCAATAGGAGTCAACAACTCAGCAGATTCAGTATCAACATTAACCTCGGAGAGATTTGCATCAAGTCTTTGGACATCTCTGAAATCATCTACAAAGAATCCAGACTTGAATCTATCAAATCCATCAATGTCTCTGACTTGGAAGGTCTTTGTATCCAATTCCAGAAGTGAGAGTGATGTGAGAGTCTCAAGATTAGAAACTCTATCATCAATCTTTCCAATATCTCTCATGGTATATCTTCTGTTATCCACAAGAGTAATCTTGGCATCATCTGGATTATACAGATATGCTGGATATTCGATAGTGGCAATATCCATTGCCTCTTCTACATTAGTAGGAGGTTTTGGATTCTGTGAAGATACGCCCTTAATTACACTAAAATTGCCAAACTTATCTAATACAATCTTATCAATTCTTGGGAGATAGAAATCGTATCCAATGAGTGAATTTTCTAGTGGTGCAACTACTAATGTTGGATTAATTCCTGCAGTTGCAAAATTTCTACTTGCAAAGGCAAATGGTGAAGATGTTGTTGAAGAGAATCTTGCAACTCTTGGTCTGAAGTCAAGAGTATCTGAAGACCTTACTCCACTTGGAAGATAAGGGACATCAGATGTAAATCTATCCTCAGCATATGAATTGACCGTATAAACATCGCCGTTATCATTAGATGGGATATTATAGTAATCAAAGATTGCAAGAAGTTGATGTGTAGGAATGTATCCATCACTTCTTCTTACAATTCTTGAATAATCATAGTAGTGCTCTCTTTGCCCTTTATCAAGATAGAATTTATCGGTAATATCTTGATAGTTGCCTTCATTAACAACTTGTACCGTTGAAGTGATTGCAGACTCTTGGAAATCAACAACTTCTCCAACACTAAATTTATTAGAATTCAGATATACAATCTCAACCTTTGTTGCGGATGAGCGAGTTACGACTTGAGCAATTGCTCCACCTTCTCTACCAACAATTTTTTCTCCAAGAATAGAATTAGTATCTAATCCAAGACCAGATGGGAATTCTAAAGAGTCTAAAGTTGGAGCGTTGCTATCATATGATTCGTAGATAGAAACAACTTTAACTACATCAGGAAGATTGAGGGAGATTTCCTTATCTTCTACTCTCAGACCATAGAAATCATTTTGAGTAAGACCTGCTGTGCTGGTGGAAACTCCAGAAACAGTTCTTGTTACTGATACCTTTTCACTTCTTGTATACTCTTTCTTTTTATTCTTGATATTATTCTTTTTAACCGTTGTGTTGACAACAACATTACTTTGAGATGCTGTCAGACCAGTAATAGTTACACTTCCACCACCAGAAGCCAGAGTAAATTGGTCTGATGTTAAATCTTCAATACTACCATCAGAGTAGGTGATGCTATATCTTTCGGCATCAAAAGACTCAAAGAAAGCACTAGTAATTCCAACAGAAGAAATTGGAATTGTCATACTTCCACTAGAATCTGTAGATTCTCCAGTGATTTGTTTAGTAACAATCAGATTTGAATCTGCCAGACTTACCGAAGCAATGTCGCTAGACCCAATTTTTGCATAAAGACCACCACTTTCTCTGACAACTGGATTTGCGATAGAGAAAGTTACATCTTGAGTAGATGTTGGAAGTCCACCATCACAAACACCAAACACTGATGATACGCCAACCAAGGTCATTGATGATCCATCAGCAGAAACTGCAGATACTCTGTTGAAAGTTTCTGTAGTAACTCCAGCAATTTGATATCTAACAATAGAATCGGTTTTAATTCCTGTGAAGAATTTGCCAGGTGATGTTACAGCACCTGCAGTTGAAATTCTGATTCTATCAGCAACACCAAAATTCTTTGGTAAAGTCCTTTGAAGAACTGTATCTGCAACAAAGTCTACACTAAGACCTGAGAATGTAGATGCATCCTGATATACGGACTTAACATCTTGAATTCCATAAACCTTTGAAGATTTTACGGACCTTGAAACTTCAGTCGTTTCATTGATAGTAAGTTGCTCACCATCAATAAAGGTGCCAGAAGTTTGAGTCAGTGTAATTTCAGTGCCTGAGGCGGCAGTTGTAACATATCCAGATGCTCCGCTACTTACACCACGAACAATTGATGTTGCAGGGCATTGTCCTGATGTTAGAGACTCATTTACGGTCAACTTGACATAAGTCTGGACATCAAACAAATACAAATCCCACTCAGTCGAATCATCCGAGTATGCGGCATCAGTTACACTGAATGAATATACTCTTGCTTCACCAATTTCAACACCAGTTCCTGATGTAGTAGATTCTCTTCTCTGACTAAACAGTTTTACTGTATTAGTGTTATTATTGACACCACTGAAAGGTGTGCCGAATACGTTGTTAACTCTCAGAAGAGTGCCAAACTCAAATGGCACCAAAGACTGGGAAATTGATTTTTTATCTCTTGGTTTTTCAACATCTAATACTGTAGTAGATGCAGTCTCAATATCATATCCTCTTACATATGCCTTACCAGCAGAGACCTTGACTGACAAGAGGTCATCGGATGGCGTATTACCTGCATCAGTCTTTTGCGAAGAAGTGAATACTCCCTCATTTGAAAGACCATTATTGAGAGACTCTTTTACCTCAATATCAAATCTTCCTACAGAATAATCACCAGACTCCTCATAAGTTCTCTTTGCAAAATAATCTTTGATGATGCTGTATTCAGACTTATTCTGAAGTTTCTTAACTTCACCATTTTCAAGTTTCAACAACTCAACAAAAGTTTTGTCGTTGTGGTCTGTCAAACTCTTCTTAGAAAGAGTTGTAGAAATCTTCAGTCTGTCTGCACCAGGTGCTGCATAGTTTGAATATCCTTTTGCATTATCATAAAGGGATGCATCATCCTTTGCAGTTACTAATTCTTCAGAGATTGTAAGACCAACTCTGTAAGATGGAGTTGCTGTGTATGCATCTAATACAATCTTATCAGCAGCAACATCTACAAAAGTGCCTCTAATGAAATAAACGCCTGCACCAATTGAAACCGATGTGCCTCTTGCACATGCATCCTGAGATACTAAAGTTGCAACAGTATCTCCTTCACTTACAGGAGTGTTTCCATAGGTGAATGCATCATCGGTGATTAAAATCTCACCATCAGTAAAGTATGCTACCTCATTACCAGTTCCTGATGACAGATACTTAACAAATAAAGTTAAGTCTGTGATACCATCTGCTTCAGAAACTGGGAGATACTTATCTACTACAGCAACAATATCTGATGTTTCTCCCCTCAGTCTCTTACCAACCAAACTGCTGGCATATGCTTCAACGTCAATGCCCAGATGCTCTTGATTAATTCTAACGGAGTAGTATTCAGTGTCATAACTGATGTTTCCAGGGATAACCATCGATCCCTCTTTGAAAACATGACTGCCGAATGCTTCTACTTGATTCTGCAGAATAGACTGTAAAGTCGTTAACTCCCTAGCTTGAATAGGGAATCCTGGTTTAAATAAGACCCTGTAGAAATTGTCATACTTATCAAAATCATCATAATAAGGGCTTATATTGAGATTCGTTTTCTGTGGCATTTTTTAAAATTCCAGGATAATTTTAACGTCTTCTTTTTGTCTAGAATTTCTTGAAATCACGGGGCGGTTATCAAGATAAATTACATCTCCCGACCCTTTATTTATCTCAGATGAGGAAAGTCCATTTGTAAATTGAGTCCCAAGAGACACAATTTTTGTTCCTGTTGGATTTGTAGTAATTCCAGTAAATGCAGTGTCAACAGACCCAGAGAAACCACCAGTGGTAGTTACTGCGTTTCCTGATGACTCAAAATTCAAGACCTTTGATAATGTAGAAATACCAACATAATCTGTGGTATCATATGTGGTCTGATTCAAGAAGAGTGACCTATCTTGGAAATACTTAAGGACTTTAGTTTCAGTGTCGTATGATGCAACAAATCCTTTTGCAGTGCCACCAGTAACAGACTGATTAACTCTATCTCCAATTGCAACTGTGCCAGAAGTTGAAGTAAACTTCAGAGCACCCAAAGATGAGAATTGATTTTCAGTGAAGAGTGAAGTTGACCCAATCGAAGTTGGATTCTTAACAATTCCAATCTGAGCAAAATTAGTATCTACTGGGAAGTCTCTAGTAGAATCATCAAACCTTGCATAAACTAAAACCTTATCAGCACCTAATTCCTTGTAGATATCATAACCATGACCTTTTGAAGGAGGGATGATAGGAATTAGATTTGCTTTTGTCGAAGAACTTGAGTTGATTGACCCAAGGTCTACAACACCATATGTGTATCCTTTACCACCTGAGGATACTACTGTATCTGTGATTTGACCAGAGCTATTAACTTCAACAACGACTTTTGCGCCAGACCCGTCACCAATGATATTCAACTCATGTGATCCCTGGGAATATCCAGCACCACGATTATCAATATAAACTTGCTTTATCTGGTTTTCATTTGTATCTGAGTTGGCATTGCCTCTTACTGCAGATATTTGTGCGTTAGTGGAGGTTGCCCAATCACTTGGAAGAGAAATATATTCTGTCGAATCAAACTTAATAATGTCACTTGGAGTAATAGTAAACAAATACTTCCAAGTATAACCATCACCACTGACACCCGCCTTAGATGGCTCTAAGTCGGTAAACGTGGGCTCATCTAAAGATGCATTTCCTGTGGTATTAATACCAGAGGACCCGTTATCGATACAAATATAAACTTTATACTCACTATTGATTACATAGTAGTTTGCATCATAAAGTCTGGAAGACTTTGTAATGGGTGATAAGTTTGTCAGACTGTAGTCATGACGATACATTTCATATTTTGTACCTCTCGCCCATTCAACCTTTCTTGCCAGTCTCCTTACATTGGTAGAGGTTACCCTCTTACCATACATCATGCTATCTCCAACAAAATTCTCATAATTAAAATTATCAGTTGGAGTAGGAGTGTCAGTATCCCAATCAGAGTCTCTACCAAACCCAGACGCAGTTGGATTTGACAATCCTACAAAAACATAATATGAATTGGAACTACTGCCGACAGAATCTACGAAGTTTCCAGCATTTAATATTCTAA